TTATCGTCGTCAACTGTATCATCATCAACTGCAATTTGGTAAAAAAGATTGATATATTCCCGAGCATTTTCTGCATCTTTTGTTAAGAGGTAACAAGCCCCCTGCTCTGCATCTTTTGCAGAGATTAATTTAGCTTGATAGAAATCATTTCTATCTTTTGCAACAAGGTCTCTCAATTCTTGCCAATATTTTGGTATCGATTTGTTAAAGACATAATAATATTCTTTTCCGTCGGTAGTAGTTAGAATGATTTTTTCTTTAAATGTTTCAATTGTTTTGCTTGCTGTCTTGTTTTCTTCCATAAATAAAAAGAACCTCGATACAAGGATAGCTCTATACCGAGGTTCGAAAGGTTGATTTTATGGATTTCTACAACAATCTCTTAGCCTGTAGATTTTGCAGTAAATGCCTTAGTTGAAGGGTTAAATGTTCCTTCTTCATAATCGCCGTTCGTATAAATCGTTCCCGACATCTGTTGGTTCTCACCACCCTCAATAGAGTATGGCTGTTCAATAGCAATAAGGACGTTATATTTTTTAGCTGGATAAGCACCACTTGTCGCCTCTCCTGCGAGGTCAACATCAATCATGATACTCTTACACTTATCGCCAGTAGCTCCGTCAAGTCCTGATAAATAATCAAGACAAGGCTCTCCCTTAATAACATCAGCATTAAAGGCATACTGTCTCTCTACCGCTGTAACACTGTGAGAAGGAGAGCTTGCATCGATATAATGTTTTGTATCAACAGTTGGATTTGTTGAAGGTGTAAAACTTGTTACACCGTTCCCGAGTCTCTCATAAGATGCATCACCCGAACCACCGGAGGTATCAAGGAAAATAGCCCTATGAGTGTTTTTTACAGCAATTTTTCCTGCCATAATATCTTTTTAATCTCCTATATATGTGACATTTATCGTCACTCCGTAAACGACATCTTTTTCATTCTCACGCGCCAAAATTGAAGGAGAGGAAACGTCAGCTTTTACAATTGTATAATCATCATCAAGCTTAAAATTGTTCATGCCTTCAAAAAGCAACGCGAAAGAATCCAAAGAAGAAATAATCTGTAATGAAAGAAGAGAAGATGTGTATTTCTCACTACTCTTCCTTGCTAATCTGAAAGAGACCTTTCGTAATGTAGTGCCGTCGATATATGCCTTTTCAATGCTCGGTTGCCCTATAGTCTGCAAAGACAAAGAATCCTTATTTGCTAAATAATCAAGCATAACCGAAGGCAGATTGACCTTTTTCGACTGTTCATTAAGAAACTCGATTATGGAATCAATTATCATTTGAAAGAATCTCCTTCACAATTTTAGTCCATTTTTCTAAATAAGCAGATTTGCTCTGCTCAATCCATTGTGCCGAAGCTAGAGGATGAAAGGTTTTATTGAAATTCAGTTTTCTACCTGTTCTATTACTTATTCCGTAATAAACCTCTCTTGCATATGGAGTATCGTATACAATTTCGCCGTCGCCAATTTGCGATGCACGCATAACGGATGAATCCAACATACCAGTTCTAAAAGGAACAAAAGGGCTTGTGTCTTGTACGATTTGAGAATCTAACAAAAACTGTGCTCGATTTACTCTTTTTTCAAACTTCTCTGTTAAATCTTGCATCTGAATCTTAACAGTAATCATTGCAATACAACCTCTAGATGATGCAGAGAACCGTTAACTCCATAGAGTTGCCGAATCTCTGTAACAATCATTATATGCCCTGCAACAGTTGTGATTTCGTCACCGATTTTTAAATTCGGTAACTCGGTCTTGCTGTCACAAAGAGAATAACCGACAAGAATATAGAGGGTTGAAGAACTGGCAGTACTCTCTCCGTCCTTATTTAATGCACGTCCGGAATTGCTCGTCGATATTCTTACACGCTCTAATTTATGCTCTTTATTCGTTTCTGCTTGGAGTGAAGAAGTAGCTTCCACAATTTCAGACCATAATATAGATTGAGAGAACATCAACTGTAATTGAGAGGTTTTCATTTAACCCCCCTGCCTAATGCTCGAACTTTTGCAAGAATAGGAACTGCAATGGGAGAAACCTTAAGACCACCACTTGCTCTATTTTCTAAACTGTTTCCGTTTGAATTTACGGCACCATTGTCATACGAAATTGATTCACTTGTTTCTCCGACGGTTACTGAGTGAGAAGAGATTACCTTCTCCCCCTCTTTTGTAAAGGCTGAAAGAGAAGAATCCGAGTTATTATCTTCGTCATTCATATAGTCGATTTGATAAGCTACAGCCTTCTTGACCTTTGGAGCATAGTAATCGTCATTTAAAAGCTTGTATTTTTCAATTACATCGAAAGTGAAGCTATTAATAACGACCTCTGCATAGATTTCGAAAGCCTCAAATAAAGACTCAGATAATCTCTTTTCGGTCGGCACGAGTGATAATTCTTTATATTCTTCGTATGACAAATAAGCCATGTTTTCTATTTCCTTTTTATTTTATCTCTCTTAACTTCGACAAAAACAAACATCTTTAAGATGAAGCCTTCTTGTGTACATAGACACCCTTAGCTTTATTCTTTCTGATGAATGCATCATGATAGCAACGATAGTTGTAAACCCAAGCGTCAGCATCCTGATTCTGTTCAGGAGAGAAGATTCTTGCAGGGTTGTGCTTTACAATTTGCAGAGGTGCTGTTCTGTCAATCATGATAAAGTTAAGTCCGACTGCAGCAGCAATTGCAGGAGAAACACCTACTCCACTTGCTTCACGAGGTCCCCAACCGGTAGCCTTGAGAGTTACAGCATCATAAAATCTGCCAGCAGGAACAACAATAAGAGGCATATCGTCAAACATTGTAATCTTTCTATTGACCACAGTTGTTGTGTGGAATCTTGAAGAATCCATTGCCTGCATCATGAGTGCTCTTGTAGCAGAGCTTACAAAGAGGATTCTATTCTCTTCAGGAACTTCTGCATCTGTTAGAGCAGAACTTGCATCGTCGAGAGCCCCGATGATATTTGTTTTTGTAAGAGCCTGTGCTTTTACATTTGCAGAGTCTGCACCGTCAACATACTGTGAAAATCTGTATGCATCAAGTTCAGGAACAACATAATCACGAAGGAATGTTGAAGCAAGATTTGCAAGAGCAACACCTGCAGATTCGATATTGTCTACTGCATCGAGCATGAATTTCTTACCTCTATCTTTAGTGAGAGTGTATGGGATATAAGAGAGGGTTGCATCACCTGAAGTATAACCGGTTGCACGGTTGTAATCAGATAGCCCTTCTAAAACAAGTTTTGGAATGTTAACGGTCTTTGCATTTGAAAATGCATTAACCTCGACACCCTGAGTATCAAGGAATGTTGTAAGTGATGACATTCTGTAAGTCTGTTCAATAATGGAATTTAAATATTCCTGAACAGATGAGATTGAGTTAGCCATAATTTTTATTTCTCCTATTTTTTATGGTGGTGATTTACTTTTCCGAAGATGAAGAAAGACCTGCAGCCTGCATCATAAGAGCCTCGAGTGTTGGCTTTGCGCCGTCGTTCCCGCCTCTATTTTTGCCGTTGCCAAATCTTGGATTGTTGTCTTCGGTCTGAGTTTCAAACAAGAAGGGATTATCTTTCACGATTGAATCGAGCTGTTCTTTAATTCCTGTGACTTCTCCACTATCTGAAACAAGAATCTTTGAAGGATCTAAGAGTGCCTTTGTTGCCTTAACATTTCTTGCTTTTGCATTAGAGAGAGCGCTATCGATTGCAGAATCAATTCTTAACTTTTTCAACTGTGCCTGATATTCTTCTTGTGCCTTGCTATTTGAGGACTTAAGTTCTTCGATTTGCTTTTTATACTCATCAGAAAGCCCTGCATTCTTCTTGAGTTCTTCGAGAGTAACATTTGCACTTTCTAAATTCTTCTCTGCAACTTTCTTTGCCTCTGAAAGTTCGTTGTATTTAGACTTTGGAATAAACTCTGTTGCGAGATTTTTTCCAAATTCCTCTTCAAACTTCACTTCGTCAATTTCGTTGCTTTTGAATTTCTTTAGCAAATCTGCTAAACCTTTGATAGCCATACCATTATCTCCTTTTGAGTTTTTTATAGAGTTCTCCCCTCTAATGCTTGAGATAGAGCTTTTTATATGCCTTTAGCTCTAAGGCAATTAAAAGGATAATTTATAGAGATTTATACAAGTTACAATTCAATGGATTTCAAACGTCCTCTCGCTCTTTCTGCCGAGGGATTCCATACTTAGTTGTAAGCAATTTTATTCTGCTTTCGTATTCCTGAATTTTTAAATTTGCAGTGTTAATATCGTTTGCATTCTTTTGGTCTTGTGACACTTTCAACACCCTCTTCCAAGATCGAACCTCACGTTCTAAATATCTTTGTTTTTGAGTAGCTTGATAAACCTCTTCATTCTCTGATTCTGTAACATCTTCTATGCCATAAGATGCAGGATTAAAGCCCTCGACGTAAGGGAAGAAAAAATGTCTGCAATTGCAACCACATAACCCCTCAGCTGTGCCATAACCTGTTCCACCTGATTCTTGAGGGTCTGAAAGATAAGGATATTTATCACTTGTGCCCGAGATCGAAAAGACTTTGCCCTGCCACAAATAATGCTCGGGTCTTGCTCCTAGGTGTGCCGAGGTTTTAACCAAATCGCAATCATTTTGTTGAGCCGTCTCCAAGGTCATTTGAGAGGTTGCCTGTGAAACAGATGTTACAACATTCCTTCTTACAACTGCATCAATGCTCATTTGATAAGGTCTCCCTGATGTGCCATAACTGGCAACAGTAATGCCTTCTCTTGCTAATTGCTTTGTAGCTTTTGCAACTGCATTTGATAAGGTTTGATTTCCCTCAACGACTTCTATATATGCTCTATTAACTGCACTCTCAAATATTCTTTGAGAATTGGTGATTGCTCTTGTATTTGTCAGATTGATGCCATTCTTTGCATTTTCGATAATTGCCCGAATCTTTTCTTTTTGTATTTGGGTCGGCTCAATTTTAACTTCTTGTTCTGTGTCTTTCTTATATTCGTGTATTGCTTTTATTAATTTTTGGTCAGACGCATTGTTCTTGTTGATGACCTTTTCAACAAGGGTATCTATTTGTTTTGAGATTTTTCTAGAGTCTGTTGATGCTATCTTTTCTAGATTGAGCTTGAAAGAAGACCAACCGATATTTTTTCTTGCTCGCCATTCTTCGATAGAGATATCGCCTTCGTGTTTGGCTACATAACGACAGATCGCTCTAACTAAATCTGTCTCAATATCAGAATAAATGCGCGAAACTTCACTTTCTATTTCTCTAAAATCGGTTGGTGTTAACATTTATTTTTCTTTTTAGACTCCAGCTTCATTTCCAAAATAATCAATCGACGGAGTATCAGCTTTAATTCTCTCTAACTCTTTGATAGCCTCTTCTTCTGACAGATTTCTATATTCCATGAGATAAGAGAGCTTACTTCTAACCCCTCGTGTGACCTCTTCCATGGCTGTTTTCTTTTCGGTCTGCTCGTCAATCATAACAGAGTCTCCGAAAGTGATTGCTATATCTTCGTTATTTTCAGGCAATTTTGGAGAGACTGAATAGAGGGTCTGTAATGCTCGGATATTATCCAAAAGATGATAGATTGAAGGAATAAGCATCTTTTCTTGTAGAGCTAATATGGTCGTATAAGTTTCGTTTTTCTCGCTTAAGATTTGCTCCGCTGTGACAGGATTGCCCTGTCTATCGACAAGGAAGGCTTTTGCATCTAGAGACATATTCTTGCAAGCAAGGGAGATGATAGAATCAGCTTCTTTTACATATTGCTCAAATCTCAATGTTGGAGAAACTGTTTCAAATAGAGCATTGCCTTGCTCTATACCACCCTCTAATTTCTTGTATAACTTTCTATCAAATACCGATAAATCGTCCACATATCTGCCGTCGGATGTTTTACGCTGAGGAATCATGGAATCAGATAAAAATACCTTTGAATCTCCAGCTCTTCTCTCCCATACCATAGATGAGAAATTCTTATCTAACTCTTCTATTTGGTCTACTGCATTTGAGAATAAAGATACACCGACGAATGAGCCGTCAATATTATTTGCTATCGGTGTTCTTACATATGTAAAAAGAGGGTGTTTAAGATTTTCAATCACTATAGGTTCTGGTGTTATATTCTCCCATTCCTTAACAACAGAAAGAGGAACCTCTGCTCCGAATGTTCCACTCTGATATTGAAATGCCTTGCTAGTAATCGTCTCTGTATTCTGATTCCAAATATGTGATTCAACTTTTACATATGTTTTTCCTTCCATTTCTGCAACTTTTACATAATCCAAAAGAGCAACAGAAACAAGGGTCTCACCTTCCCATGCAAGAGGCACAAGCCTATCAGCAGGATACCAAGTTGTTGCGATAATTCTTTTATTATCATCAAAAAAAGGTCGAACAACACTGCCACCAAGTGCAAGAGTTTTTTCGACTTTATCAGTAAGAGAACTTAAAAATGGTTGTAGAGTTTTATCGACTTCTTCATTGCCTGTCGAGATATTTGATTCGACTGTGGTTTTTCGAGCTATGTCAGAGCATACTGTTTTTGCAAAGCCCGTGCATTTGTCAAATTCGGGGTCTTTCTTCCATGGTGGAGTATTGCTATATATATCTCTCCACAACTCAATTTCAGAAACCATTCCACTAGCAATCTGTGGGGGCACTCCGGTAACTTTTTTAATATCTTCTCTTGAAAACATATTGCCAAAAAACTCCTTCAACTTCGAGAAAAAGCCCATCTATTTTTTTCTCCTATCCTTATCCTTACAAGCCTATATGCTTCAGTCCATACTGTGTCCTTCGTCCATAAATTTCAGTCATACAGGCATATCTCAAGGCATCTACAGCATGGTCATCAATCTTTATAACGCAATCCTCTCCACTCTTTTCACTCTTTTCGTCGTCCCATGAGTAAACTCCTAGTTCTCGAATTAGATTCTTGCATTTTCGATTAACTCTCAATAGTCCTAGAGCAAATAGAGAGTTCGTCCAACGTATCCCATCCAAAACATCGTTATTTGCCTTCTCCAGTCTGTTAAAAACATGAGATTGTTTTAATGCAACTGCAAAAGATGCTGCTGACGGGTCAACATAGGCTCTCTGTATGCTCTTGCCTCTTACCCATTCTATAAGCATCTCACAATATTCAATGTCACTCTTTTGGATTTCGGTTTGTCGTGATGCATAATAAAATTCATCTCTAACATCAAAACATTCTCTTTTTGCATTATAGCTTAACCATAAGAAAGCAGTCGGATTTGTTGTTCCATAGTCACCTGCAGAGAATGAAACAGTATAACATTCCTCGGGGTCGTCTTCCTCATAAATCATTGTATCCGGATTAAATGAAGACATAACTAAACCACTAGCAAGACACCATTCGCCGAGAATATATCGTCGATAGAAGAGCCCTGTATATTGCCTATCGTAATATGCTCTTCTTTCAGGTGACAAAGTGAAGTTATCATTCATCGTGAAGTGCATATATAGGAACTGGAGTTTGTTGTAGTTATCTATAAATCTTCGTTTGATATAATGTTGATTTCCCTCAGGGTTACAGTTCATCCAAACCTTGGCATTCGTTACAGAGCATCTTGCCAAAGCCTGATTAACAAAACTCTCGGGCATGAGAGTAACCTCGTCTAATAGCAATCCTGCAAGAGTGATTCCCTGAATTAAATCTTGTGAGCCTTCATCTTTGCCACCGAAAATATAAAAGTTATTTATAACACTTCTATCTGAGTTCCAAATAACAACAAGATTCTCTGATTTGAAATGCTGAATATACAGACCAAGAGAAAAGCACATTTTTACCATTCCTGTTAAAACATTCCTGTTAAAAGATTGAATCGTTTTCCCACACATTGCGAAATTTTGATTGTTGAAATTTGACATAGACCAAATTAAAAAACCAAAAGATATGGAGATTGTTTTTCCACTTCTAACTGCTCCGTCTGCTATAATGCCTGCACAATGGCTATATCGAGGGTCAGCCCACCAATACATAGAGATTAACTGCCTCGGAGAGAATTTCCATTCGGGAATTTGCATCATTTGCCGAGTGTGCTTTTGTATGTTTTTTTTATTCATTATCTTGATTTTTGTTATCAATGTTATCGTTTGTCTTATCGGGGAGTCCTGCAATATAAGGGCTATTATCTGCTGAGGCTAGAGCTTTAGTTGCAATCTTAATTGAGTTTGTAAATGATATTACATTCTTGTCGTTGTTCTCTGTCTGTGCAGGTGTTTCGTCAGACATTCGACAAATTGATTTTAAAAGAAAAATCATAACAGCAGGATTTTTTTCCGACATTTTTAACGCTGTTGATTTCAATCTGACTTGAGTCTGCATTGTGCACATTTGCTTTATATCTTCAAACGTTCTCCCCTCATACTCTTTTTTTACCCATTCGATTAACCCCGTTTTTGATTTCCCGAAGTAAACGAGAACCTCTTCTCTCGTGAATTGCAATCGGAGAAGAGTTTCAAAAGATGCTTTATTTAATTCAGGATATGCTGAGTTCTTATTCGACATTCTTTTTATCAACCTGCAATTTTTACTGCTTTCTCTCCTGTAAGATTTTCCCAGCGTTGAATAATTACATCGCAATAATGTGGGGATAACTCCATTACTCGAGCCGAGCGTTCGAGTTGTTCGCAAGCAATAATCGTTGTTCCACTTCCTCCGAAAAGGTCGAGAATTATATCATCTTTTTTAGAACTGTTTTTTATTAGATATGCAAAAAGATTGACAGGCTTCATTGTTGGGTGTTCGAGATTTTTCATAGGTCGGTCAAATTCGAGAACAGTTGTTTGCTTTCTATCTGATGCCCATAAATGAGCAGAGCCTTCTTTCCAACCATACAGGCATGGCTCATGCTTCCATTGATAATCCTGTCGACCTAAAACCATTGATTGTTTTACCCACACAAGACATTGTCTTATTTCCCAATTTACATTTTTGCAAGCAACTCTAAAAACATAGCCTCGAGAATCGGCATGCCAAATATAGAAAACTCCACCTTCTTTTAAAACTGAATCGCCAGCATTAAAAGAATCAGTGAGAAAATTAATAAATTCAGAATCCTCTTTTGAATCGTTTTCAATTTTTAGAGAATCTTTTGTTTTCCCTACATAACTTACTCCATAAGGTGGGTCTGTTATAAGCATATCAGCTATACCCCCCCCCATTAACTTTTTTACATCTTCTTCTTGTGTGCTATCTCCACACATTAGAATATGTCTTCCCAATTTCCAAACTTCGTGTTCTTTTACAACTGATGGAACTTCATTAGGAACTTCATCTTCGACAATTTCCTTATCCTCTTCCCCTTCTAAATCAAGCTCAAATCCAAATTGCTCCATATCAAAGTTGTCTTTAAATAAATCCTCTAATTCAAAATCAAGTAACTCTAAATTCCAATCTGTGAATTCGTTTGTTTTGTTATCTGCTAACCGATAGGCTTTTACTTGCTCATCGGAGAGATTGTCTGCAATAACACAAGGCACTGTCCCCATGCCTAGTGATTCGCAAGCCTTTAATCGAGTATGCCCGACGATTATAACCATGTCTTTATCAACAACAATCGGCTGTTGCATTCCAAACTCTTTAATCGAGTTGGCAACCTTCTCGATTGCCTCGTTGGTAATAATTCTTGGATTATTTGGATAAGGTTTAATATCTTTAATATTTGCTTCAAAAACTTTCAAATTGAAAACTCCTTTTGTCTTTTAAAAACAAACGGGTCGCCAATAGCTGTCGCTTGAATATAAGGCTATAAAAATAGGCACCTCGATAATGAAAATCAGCAATTGTTGCACCTCTTTTTGGAGGAAAGAAGATATCAACACCTGCATTATAAGATGTGGGGTAAATCTCTAATGCAAAAAAGCTGGATTTTAGAATTTTGATTTTTGGTTAAATAGCTTATGAACAAAAGCATCATCACAAGCTTCATCTATTGTTGTAGTACCGTCAGGGAGAGGATTACCTGATTCTATGTATCTGTTGATTTGCTCTGTTCTTTTTAGACCAAAGAAATTTTTAGCTTCAACTTTTGAATCAAAAAGAATCGTTGAGCCGTCTACAAAATAAGCAATAACTTTTGATTTGTTATGAGCTTTTTTTTGTCTAGCACCTGTATTATATATATTATCTAGAATATTAATATTTACACACTCTATACACTTAGAGAATAAGATATCTTTATACATAGTGTAATTACGAATATTAATATATTTGATAGCTATATGTAGAGTGGCAATTTCCTTATTGCCGTTTGCGTCCCAAGTGCCAACAGCATGATTAAAATTTGGAGAGTGTGCATAATCTGCTCCTGCCGATGCATCATAAATGTGAATGCCGTCCATATCCATACAGACCCAACTCGTGGCTGGCGTAACTGTATCTCTAAAAAATGTCCCTATCTCCGTTAATGATGTTTTTTTCATTTTTTTTATTCATCTCCCTTTTAAACTGCTAATTTGATTAATTAGAGGCAGTCCTACACTGATAACGATGTACAAGAAGATTGCACATAGAACGACCTCTAAAAGAGCAAACACAATCTGTAATATTAATTTTAAGATATCTTTCATATATTCGTCATATCCCTATCTATAATTGCTCTACATGATATCCACCAATAGAAATTACTTGAGTGTGATTTTTACGTTGTCTACATAGCACTTCACTAACTGTCTTCTTCTTGACTCCTGTAAACCGTGACACTTCGTCACAACTTCTCGTAAAGAGTAAAGGGAGCTCATATTCATCAGGAGTTGATACACATATAAGTTTTCCCATCTGTCCATGCTTGACTCCTTTCATGTTAAGCATTCTCTTCCTCCTCTATGACTGCTTCATATAGTATTTCAAGCCCTTCTTCTTGCAGTTTCTTAAAGGCTTCTCCAAGTCCACAAGATTCAACAATTAAATCTATATTCACTTTAGCTGTTAGCATGTTAGACAAGAAATCTTTTGCTAGTTCGGATGTTACTTCAGTTTTTACTTTGAGAGCCGTGAGTGCTAAATCTGTGCAACTATCAATTAAACTATCGATTAAATATCTGGCTCCAAATTCATCACCAATTTTTTTTAACTTATCATTCATTCTTCCACCTTCTTGCCAACCGGAGAGCAGTCAATGAATGTGTAGTATTTTAAGAGCTCTTTGCCGGTGGTTCCTATCGCAAGATTTTTAGATAGAGATGTAATTTGATATTCATCTCCAGTCATCTTATGCCTTATCCACTTTCCTCTAAGAAAATCTCTGTCCTCTACTTTAGATAGGTCAAAAGGCACATATTTAACCTTTGGTTCTTTCTTGATGATGATACAAACATAGTCGAATTTATTTTCAACTTCTTTTCTTTGAACCCAAAAAGGAAATGGCTCACCCTTTTTCTTTAGTCTTATCAGAGTGCCAGTCTTTACATTTTGGTTTGCATATTGCACCGCAAGTATGGGTATATCATCGTAAAAAACCTCTTTTCCTATAGCTCCTTTTAACCTCTCGTCACGTGGGTCAATAATGATATCTTCGTATGTGTATTTCATTCTCTTCCTCTCCAATTCTCAAGCAAATCTGTTTATTCTGTTTATAAGGACTCCCATTAAGCAGTCATCTTTAGCGGTGATACCACGAAAAGGACAATTTTCGCATCCAATAGTGTCTGCTGTTACAGAACAAGCTTCTGCAACTTGGTCAAATATCTTATCTGCCACTTTATTAAGGTCTTTTTTTAATCTTTCTTCCTCTTTTGGTTTCATTTTTCCCTTCTCTCCAAGTTTTTCACTCTTTCTCTAAATGATTCGAGTTCTCTTTGAGTCCTCTCTTCTAATGCCTGTTGTCTGTATGTTACTTTGGCTTGGTCTTTAATTAGCATCACTAATAAAATGATGACCAATGCAAACATCGTTATCAGCCCGACTACTCCAATTGTGTAAATGTCAATCATTCTTTTTCTCCTCCAGACATGCTTCAAAATCTCCTGTTTCTTTTCTTCTGATAAGCCCTCTTTCGTTTAATGCAAGATAAAGCACCGGTATAAAATCAAGCATCGCTTGAACTTCTGAATCTAAAAACATGTCACAGGTTCCATTTAACTCTTTTTTGAGTACCCAATAGATTGCGTTAAACATTTCAACTGCAGTTTGAGTGCTAATTTCTAAAACAACCATTTCTTCTTTATTTTCGTTTTCCATATTTTTTTATCTCCTTTAAACCGCCTGCTCGTTTATTGAGTCATGCATAAAATATTTAAGACAATCATCTTTGCTCCAGCTATAAAAAGGACATGCCTCGCAATGAGCAAATTGAACTGTTTTCGATTCGCTCACCTGCTTGCAAAAAGCATCGACTACAGCAACAACCTCGGCTGTGGCTTTATCTAAGTCCTTAGCCGTCTTAATTTCTCTAAATGCTTCAGTATTTACATTCATACTCTCTTTTAAACTCCTAATCTTTACGCTAATGCGTTAAATTCGCGTGCTATCGCGTTGTTTTGAGTAATTGGTATAATTTAACGTTTTTACTAAAACAAAGCGTTTGTACGCGTTTTTTACTTCTCCTCGCTTTTTGTCACTTTGCTATACAATTCAACTGCTTGTTGTATTGCCTCACTCTTCCAATGCAAGATTCTTTTTTGATGTCTCGAAATTCCCTGTTTTTTCATTTGCTCCGAATATTCGTTAATTAAAATATTGAAAATTGCTTTTGTTTTATCTATTGCCATTTTTTAACCTCTCCTTTAGCTCTTTAAGCTGTTTGACTTTCTTCTGCCTTTCTCTGTTTGAAAACTGCAAAGACTGGCTTTCATACTTCAATCTCACAATCTTCAAAATTTCTTTTTCACTCATTTTTCTTATTCCTTTTCTTATCGGGTACCCGATTGCCCACCTAATCGCCTACCCGTATCGCCTACCCGATCGCTCCATAACCATAACCATAACCATAACCATAACCGCGTTCTTCGCAAGAACGCTTTTACACAAACAAGAAAGGAAGAATAAGATAGATATTTCTTTATGTAATAAGAAATAAGAGAGAGTTTTATTCTTGTTCTTCATCTGTTGTTTCTCCTTTGTTCCATCTTTTCTCATTGCCTTTCTTTCCTGCTTCACTCATTCTTTCTCTTGCAACTTTCCAATTGAGAAGGTCTAAGCGTTGGTCTTCTGAGAAGAAATATTCAGTTCCGTCTTCTTTTTGCATTCCAGTTAAGAAACCTTCACCTAAGCAGTAACAGATAGTCTTTCTGAGCTCTTTTTCTTCTGTGCCTAGAGATTGAGCAAGATAAGGAATCATCTCATCTGGAATCATGAAGTCTGTTTCTTCAAATTCTCTGTGTTTTGCTAGAATCATCAGATAATCAAAAGTTGCAGCCTTTCCAATTTTTGCAATCATTTTTTTGTTTTTGAGATTTTCTATGAATGTGCAAGGAATGGTTATATAAGGCTCTTTTCTTTTAGCCATTTGTCTATCTCTCCTCTTGCCAAGAAAGAGAGCAGATAACCTTGTCTTTTTTTGAAAACTTTCTTGTAAGTGAAACTGATGTTACAAACCTATCATCTTCGATTACAACACTATTCAAGGCATCAAGATAGAGCTTTAAGACATTATCGATATCAGGCTTTGATAAAGGTCTCCAAAGTCCCTCTTCAATCTCTCTAAGCTTTTTCTTTGTCCATGATTTAGTCGGCGCAATTTCGATATCTAAACATATTTGATAACCAGTTCTACCTGCAGGAATAGGCAGAGAAATATTCATCTTCTCGGCTTCATTTTCTGCAACCATTCTGATTAGAGCTTTATTGCTTCTATTTTTCGCAGAATCAAATCTAAAGCCTTGAGCTGTTTGTCTACTTCTGTCTAACCCTTGAGCTTTCCCTAATATTTCAAATTTTAATTCCATATCTGTTAAAAATCCTCTTTAACGATGATTCGAAGAGCCTCTTTTTGTTCGTCCACAGATAAATCCGTGAGCGTCTTTTTTCGTCGATAGCAAGTTGTTTTAGAAAGAGGACAAAGCCTGCAGTTTGCCCGAGAATGGCAAAATCCGAGAATGGCATTAATTCTCCATTCATTTTGCTTTTTTTCCTTTCCAAACTTGATAATCTCCATTAGAAACTCCTATTTTTCAAATACCAAAGCCCTCTAACTGTCCTCAAAATGACTGATTGTTTGCTTGCTTAATCGCGGGGGGGGAAGACCGAGAACAGCTAGAGAGCAAAAAATTACTAGAAATTAAACTCGTCGTCGTTAAACTCTTCTTCTAACTCTTCGTCAGGCGCAGAATTTGACGGTGTAGGTGCGTTTTCTTTTAGAAGTGGCGAGTTTATACTGTTTTCGACTTTCGGCACGTCTACGGCGATTTTTTCTTCACTCTTAAAGAAGTCTTCAGGCTTAGCAATTCCGTCCCTTAGAGATGCATATATCTGCTTTAAGTTGAGATATTGGCTCGTTGTGATTGCTTCAAGTTTTCTTTGTATAAAGTCTTCTATCTGTGTTTTTGATATTCCAAATGCCGAGAAAGATTCGAGAAGTTTTTCTAATGAGTCAGGAGTTATTTTGACTTTGGCTTGTAAAGTTTCATTACATTTATTGATTGCAAACTCTTGTAAATCGCTTGGGATTATAGCCAAGATGCAGGCTCTGACTCTTCTTGAGCTCTGATTTGCAACAGCCTCATAAATATCTCTAGGGTCTGTTAATGCATAGTCCATAGTCTTTGTGTGTCTTACATGAGGCACAACAAACGTTCTCTCCATTAATGTATTTGTCTGCATGTCAAAGGCATAGGCTCTAACTGTGCTTTCTGTCTCTGTCTGACTTGTAATCTCAAACCCTGCCTTTGAGTTGCCATAAGCGTTCAAAAGGGCTTCTGCAAGTCTGATTGATGCTCCTTTTATGTCTGAGCCACCTCTTGCATAAGCATAAATAGCTGATGATGCAAGCTGCAATCTTGAGCAAGCAGATGCAATTCTTTGCTGCACTTCAGACATATCTCTCGGACACATTTGAGCAATTATCATTTGGGTTTGTACAGTTGCAACTTCCCTTGCAATAGCTGGATTTGATGCCAAAACATTATTCATTAAATTGCTCTTCATTGGCATAGTTACAGCCATCTCGTTTTCGTTGTTGTTCTCTATTCCTGTCTTTGCTAGTCTATTATACATAATGTGCATATCTCCTTATAAAATATAAAATTATTTCAATACTTCACAATGAAAGCCATTATCTTTCATGTACTGAATTAAGCCCTTAAAAGCTGAGGCATCTTTATGCCAGCATTTGAAAGATTTATATGTAAATCCTTCCTCTTCCTTTGGCTCTTCTTTAACTTCTTCAACTGGCTTTATTTCTTCTGTTTTAGTTTTAAATTTCTTCTCAAGCTCTTTAAACTTCTGAACTTCTGCTAGAGCTAATGTGAGGTTGCCTAAGCGATAATAAGCTTGTAAGAGCTTGTCTCGATCTTCATTTGCATCGATAGTCTCAAGCTCTGTCATGATGTCTCTGAGAGCAGTTCTGTATGTTTCACAAACTTTAGTGCTGCTCATTGTCTTATTGAGATAGCTTTCGCTCCAAACTCTGCTCCATAATGCAGGATTATCTTTTACCAAATCTCCGAGCCCTACTCTCATAGCGTCTGCGTCTTTCTGGATATCGAGAGTGAAGCCATTGCGTTTGGAATTAGAGATATCTGTCTCAACTGCTTTAACGTCTGAGTCTAAGTTTGTGATTGTCCTAGTTAAATCGACCTTATTAGACTCATAGATTTGGTTGAAAATATCGTATACACGATTCCATCTTTTCTTTACGTCTTTTCTTCCTTCTTCTAAGCCTTTATCGAAAGCTCTAAGACAGGCTAATGTCTTCTTCCCTTTATCCACCGTATCAGATGTGATGCAGAAAGAAAGAAGATCTCCATTCTCTCCGATTAATCCTTCTTTTCTTAAAGACTCTGTTACAATTGAAGGCAGTCTTGAGATCTCGCTCAATGCAAAATCTCCATCATCGACTTTGACTTTGACATTGCTTAAGAGTTCTGCAAAGTTTTCAAGCGTGTTAAGCTCAAAACTTATCTGATTATATGTTCCTATTTCGGAACTTAACTTTGTGACTAAATCCTTATTTTCCATATTATCTCCTTGTTGTTTTGTATACTGATGCTGGTCTGTCGCCTGATTTTAAAGACTGATAGAATTTCTCTTCAGCTTCATTCAAAAGCTCTAAGTCCTCTCCTACGTCTTTTCTAAAGACAATGAATGATCTGTGCTCTATCTGTGGAAAGCCGTTATCCTCATCCTTGAAGGCGTCCCTCTTGAGTCTTGCAGTGAGGATGACAAAATCCCACCCTGTAACTGACAGTTGATGAAGAATCTGACAGTAGTAATGCATGGGTATATCTTCCCATTTCTGTAAGTCAGACAAGCCTCTGAATGAGCCCGTCTTACACTCTAAGATGCCTTTAGATCCTTCCTGTAATCCCCACGGATTGACTGGTATTGTGACGGTGAGTTCACCATCCAACGTGCACCCTTGCCATGGTCTTATATCACTTACAAGAATATCAAACTCGTGATATTCACAACTAAAATATGGATTATCCAAGAGAAAAGATTCTCTGATGATCGGCTCCATCTTTTTGCCATAAATGATATAAGGCTTGCTAGATAGGTCTTCCGTCATGCCTTTAAATTTGGCATCCCATACTTGTGCATCTGTCTGCCACGGTGACATTCCGAGAATTGCTGCTGCATCTGAAGCTTGAATGAGGCTTTTCCTCTGAGTAATCCATGTGTCATAATCATGGATAACGAGTCTTTTCATATCCTCAAGCCCTCTTCTCGTTGTAAGCCCTTATAGTCCTATTTCTTAAGGACTCTAAATAGGCTTGCTGTCTTTCTCGTGGGTCAACGGCTCTCCACTCGAGATATTCGTCGATATTCCACCTGACGGCACCAGTTGGATAACCCGAAACTCCAAATCGTGGAAGCAAATAACGTTCTTTGCCACCCTTTCTAAGCTGTGAAACAGATACACCTTCCAATTTGGCAATATCCGAAATTGTCACAGTCTTCTTGACATTTGTAGATGAATTGAGAAAATAATTAAATTCTCGGCGAAGGCTTGCGACTGTCTTCTCGAGGTTTTCAATTTCAGGGAGCTGGACTGTCATTTCTTTGCTCCCTTTTTTCTATCGATAATGATAAATTCATTGTCGATAATTACCCAGCTATTAGATGAAATGTTAATAGCCTTTGTCTTTTTTTCTTCCTTTTTCATTTGCTGATTTTCTCCTTATAATTAAGATTTTCTCACTACTCTGAGACTGAGTTCCTTCTAAAATCACTACAAGAAACTCCTTGTTTCTTGCTTAATTCTTGACGAATTATGGCATCAACATAGCCAGTAATTGTCATGCCATGCTCTCTTGCAAGAGCCTTGAAGGCTTTATACTCAGCAGGAGTAATTCTTGTTCTCAACTGCCCTGTGTAATCCTTCATTCCTTACAAACCTCCCTAATAAAAATATATCGGGTTTTCCCCTACATTTAAATATATTATATAGTATTTTTTCAGACTAAGCTACATTTTTGTTACATTTTTGTAGCATTTTTTCCGACAAAAAATTTAAATGAGCCTATGAATGAAAATTTAGGATATGAATTTTGGCAAAGAGTCGATGAAAAGAAAGGAAATCTAACTGTTACTCAGATATGTAAAGATTTAAATTTAAAATATAATCGTATAAGAGATAATCGAAGTGAAAATCGGTTACCGAACATAGAAGATTTAATAAGAATTTCTGATTATTTGCATACAGATGTGAATTACTTATTAACGGGAAGAGAATCATTCTGCAACTCTCCTGAAGTTGAATATGTGAGAACAAATCCACAAGCAAGAGCTCTGATTAGAGCCATTATGAGGGATGAGCATCTTTTGGAAGCTCTATCCCTTGTTATAGAGAGCTTTGAGAATACAGAAAATAAAAATAAAAACAAAATTAGTTGATGATATTTTTTTTATTATCAAAAAAAATGGTCTATATAATATATAAAGGATTATTAAGGAGAGAAAATGAAAAAATCCGTATTGTATTTATTGTTAATCGTTTTTGCAATTGTAACTCTATGCACATCATGTGCAACTATCTACAAAGATGATATTTCGTCTTTCTCGCAAATTATTACAGTTGAGAACAAAACAAAAGACGAACTGTTTGTTTCTGCTGCATCTTGGTTTGTTGATAGCTTTAAAGACTCAAAATCGGTCTTAGAAATTAGTGATAAACAATCGGGACTTTTGAAAGGAAAATATACAACAGAAGTTGCACAAGGTTTAACATCAATGATTATCGAGAGCATTATTACAGTTGAGACGAAAGACGGCAAAGTTAGATTGACTATATCTAATCCGACCTCAATCAAGGATAGCTACGACTATTCATCATCTCCTCTCACAGAGAATGCTTTAAATCTTTATGAAGCTGACAGAATTGCCACTGCATTATCTCTTGAGACGGCATTAAAGAGTACTCCTGCGAATTGGTAATCTTAAAAAAGATATAAAAAATGTCGTATTTTTTACGACAACAGTTGATTAAATTTAAAATATATAATATTATATATGTATAAATAAGGAGATATAAGGAAATGAAAAAAATGGAATTATTTGGAGTTTTAAAGGAATCAGGATTTTGGAGAGACGGAATTTTTGGCAAAGAATTCAAGTCTGATGGCTCTTGGACAGTTCTCTGCAAGAGTGCAGAAGATGCTAGCATAGAGGCTTGTTCTATGTGGGAAAGATTATGCTCATCTGATAAGCACGAAACAGTCATTAAGGCTGTTAAGAGAGAACTCTCTGATGAAGAGTTTAATCTTATTAAAGAAGAGTATTTTTCAGTTGATGATGAAGAGCATCTGAAAAAGATAGCTGTATCGGAGGATTACGATATCACTCTCGAACTATCAAAGCCTGATTCAGTAACAATCATCAAAGACGGGAAATTTCATCTTTATGATTGCTTATGTAATGAAGCAAAACTCAATGCTAAGTCCTTAGTTGAGGCAGAACAAGAGGCTGACGCCATTATTAAAAATGGCGGTTACAGAGAGGACAGCTTTTTACAGATTGTAAAAGACGGGGAAATCCTCGAATTTAGAAAATGGTTTAATGACAAACCATATGAAGGCGAAAAAGGTTGCATAGAATTTGAGGACGGATTCTTTGCAGACTGGAATGCTTGCGATGTCGATTTAGGCGACATGGACTACGCCTACGACGAGGAGTAAGAAAATGACAAATAAAGAGATTAAGACAGTCAGAGAATGGTATCGAAACAGATACCATTTGGACAGAGCTTACGTGAATCGTTGGCTCTCAATGGCTAACGTCGTCAATAATAATTTTGACGGCGTTGAGCCTGTAAAAGGTCTTGAGGTAAATCTGATTACCTCTAAGGCT